TACCAAATGCAAGATTTATCGCGATTATATTCAAGAATATGCGCGTATAACGCATCAAAATCATTAGTCAACGCCTCGTAGTGTTTTACTAAAGGTATTATTTTATTAATGTTATTTGCGCCAAATTTATGAGTATAAAATAAATGAGCACTGGTTTTAGGAAAAGCAGGTAATGGCTCATTTTTAAGTAGATAAAAAGAAGATTGTATATCTACATAGGAAAGAGAAGGAATATAAAATAATGCCCGCACTTTATCCCTAACAAAAATTTTAGAGTATGATTGTAAATAAGTAAAAGGCAAGGACAACCCAAATGCTTCAGGGTGGTTTAAATTAATAATAAAGCCTTTTTGTTTTGAAAAACTATAAATATAAAGTGCACATAAAGTTTGAAACTTAGGATGAACTTCATCATTATTAGTAATAAAGTTCATATAACATTCTTGACTTTCGTCTTTAAAAAATCGTTGTAATTGTTCTTCAGTTTCTATAAGAAAATACATACGCTAAAGGTATGTAAATTTTTTTAGATACCCTAATTAAAAATATTTTTTTTAATTATTTATCAGATTTAGATACATAAGCAGCACACACATATTGATCACGAACACCTGAGTTCCATTTAGAACATAATCCATTTTTTTGAAAAGAACACATTTTACAATTTTGCAAAGTTTTTTGAGTATTATTACTAATAACTCCTATCTGGTAGGATATAGGAAGTGTTGAGGGAACTAAAACTCCATCAGGATATAAACGTGAAAAAGTATTATTTTTAAGTTTGATTATCCCTTTTACTAAACCATATTGTCCTTTGTCTGGAAAAAAATCATATATCCCGGGTAATCGCGATTCATATTCTAATAAAGTTTTGGTGTTTACTTCTTCGTTATTTTCTAATAAAGACCAATTAATAAAAAATACTTTATATAAATCTTTATCATAATTTCTGCTTTTAAAATTAGTAAATACGTCTTGAGATATTTCTTTGTATTCTTTTGTGTTTAATTTAGCAGCTAAATATCTTTTAAAACTCCCTTGGTTATATTGAATTATGTTAGGAAAGGGAGAAGAGGCAGGAATAGTAATATATTTTTTTTGTTTATTGAAGTATGTAGAATTTAGTATAGAATATACTTTATTGTTAACATTATCTAATAATACATTGCTATTTTGAACATTATTATTTATTAATACTAATGTTCCTTTAAGGTTTTGTATATTATCACCCGCAAAAATTTTACCATTAGTTAATTCTATGTAATTCCCAACATAAGGAATACTCTCATTAATTAACCTATATTCATTACCATTGGTATATTTAATTTGGTATTTGTTTTTAGGGATATAAGCCATTGTATTATATTTATTGTCCTAAAGCAGATGCTTGAGTAGTAGCTAATACATCAAATCTCATCCAAGCTTTTGTAGTCTCCGTATTTTTACTATAATTACTAAGTAATACTCCTGAAGGAAGTGGGTTATCAGCTCCATTTGTATCTATATAATCATACTCAAATCCTTCTCCATAACTATATCCATTTAAGAAGAGAGAATCTACACTAGGAAAAAACGAAATTCTAAACCATACACTATCTAAATCAGTAGTATCTGCTTTATCTACATAAATTTTTTTTCCAGAATCAAAACTAAGTTCATATCTATTAGAATTATTAGGATCTGTTTTAGTTACATCTACCATAACAGATTTTCCATTATTTGCTATACCATATTTAGCATAAGCGGATGGGAGTATTTTTCTTTTACCTTGTTCAACATAAGTTGAAGAAGTTTCTGTTATGATACCTAATTTAATTCCAGCATTTTTTATACTATCAAAAGCTCCTATTATGTTATCCTTAAACAAATCTTGTGCCTCTATTTTTTCATTATTAATAGAAGGTTCAGTTCTTACAAAAGCATATCCTACGGGGCTAGTAACATTTCGGCTACGAAATTCATAAAGAAAAGCAGGAGTCCCACTAACTACACCAATTTTATCATTAGTAATCCTTTTAAGATATACTTCACTACCAGCACGTGCATTAAATATATCTGTGACACGAGCTTGATCAGTAGGTAAACTTTCAGTTAGAGTAGGATCAGATCCGGCATTTACTTGAGATAATTCTGTAGTAACGTCAGCTAAGGCTTGATTAAGTCTTCCAGGTACATAAGCGGCATCTACGTTAACTTTATTTTCTGGTAAAAGAATCATTTTACCTCCTATTTTAGTAGTCCAAGATTGTCCAGAAGTAATAGTTTGTTCTTCATTAAATAAGATAAAACCTATATTAGTTTTTCCATAAGCTTTAGGTAATCTGTCTTTTTGGACTTTAAAAATATTACCTATAATCATTCCAGAAATTCCATCTAATTCAGCATCAAATGATAAGGGAATAACAGAAACAAAACTACTATTATTATTTATACTTTGGTGTAAAAATGCTGAATTTTTTTGATATGTTTTAAGAATACCTATAATGTTACCTTCTCCGATAATTTCTTTATCGTTAGCAGCGTGTTTTAAGTTAGCAAAGAAATTAATAGCAAATGTATATATTTCATCTGCTAATAAAGATTGTTCGTTTTCTATTTGGATTCTTTTTTCGTTTTGTGCTTGTTTAACTTTATCTAAATTAGAACTAGCATCATTACTAAACAATCTATTTTTAATAGATCTATTAAAAGCAGCAAAAGTAACACCATCTATATCTGTTATATTGCGAGGGTCTTGGGCTTGAATAGCTATAGTAGAAGATAAACTGCTAGGGACTTGACTTTCTATATCAAAAGATCTTAAAGTATTTTTATTAGAAAAAGGAATAAAAGTATGAAGGGTAGATGAATCTGGTAATTCACTACTATCTACAGGTAAATCTATAATATATGCTGTGTTTGCTTCTTTATCATCTGTTAATACAAAATTATGGTTAGGACATACTTTATTAACTTCTGCCCAAATATCTGTTATAAAATTACCTAAAGTATATTTGTCATTATCTATATTACGTTCAGCTATATTGAATATCATATTTAGATTAAGAAATATACTACCTATCCTTCTATATTTGTCAGTATCTATTAACTCAGCATAACCAAGGCCTGGGTTATTAGGTGGAGTATAATCTACTCCTCTATAAGTGACTTTTTCTCCTTCTATTCCATAAGTAGCTATTGCGTATTCATAAGGAAAAAGTCTAAAATCAGGAGTGTATCCAAAAACATCACTAACATTAGCTGTGGGGAGAGTAAATTGGTGTGGTAATATACAAATGTTAGCATCACACGAAAAATCTACTATATTAGAAGGACCTCCTTCTAAATAGTCAGTAATAGGAACATATAATAAGGGATCTAATTGGGGTGTACCTTGGGTAGGTTTTTTAATTCTATCAGTTACTATTACTACAGGGTTTAATCTTTTTTCGTCTTTAGGTATTAGGGAATCATTAATCAATATACATAAAGCATCCCACCTAATATATGATTGAGTAGATCCATAAACTGATTCTCCACTTGAAGCCATAGTAGTAGCTCCGTCTTTAGTAGAAGTATGGGCATATTTAGTTTCAATTAATCCTGATCGAGGAATTATAAAATTATTTAATTCCTCATCTGAGGCTAAATTAAGTTTAAGTTTTAAATCTTCTTTAATATCAACAGCTTCTGCTTTTAAAAGATCTGAAAAATATCCAACAAGGGTAATTTGTTCATCCCCTCCAGCTTCGTTTTGTATTAAATCAAAACGAGATTGATTGAAATTAGGAGAATCCTCATAGTCTTCACCTATTTCAGGAAATAATTTTTCTAACCTTTGAATGTTTTCAACGTCTTGGTCATATTCTGTATAGTATACTCCTTCCTTAAAGTTTGCATAATTACTTATAGCTCTTATTAATCCATATAAACCATTATATTTAGGAATAATTCCTAAATCTTGGGCTCTTTTATAAGAAGCATCTGTGGGATTATAAATAGCATTTCCTTTAATATCTGTTCCTGCATCAACTTTAAAAGCAGCAACATTAGGGATTTTTAAACTATCTATAATCTCGTTCATAGATATAAGTTCGGTGTAACAATTATACCCCCCATCAGGACGGGTTTGATATCCGAAATTTTTTATAAATCCTAATAACCCATCATAATTTCCACAAGAAGTTTCTTTAATTTTATTTATGGCGTTATAAATAGCCATTTGGGTTATGTTATTAGAATATATTCGACCATTAGTAACACCTTCAACATAAGTAACTCCTTCTTGAATTTTACCCTTATTATCTACATAAGGTGCCCATCCCCATTCAAGTAATACACAATACCCAGGACGCATATAAAGCATTTCTAATACTTCAAGTTGTCTTCTATTATAGCAAACAAAATTAATTTTTGCTTCTCTCAAAGACCCATAAGCAGATTTAGTTCTAATAGTGGCATCTTCTATACCAGGCATTGGAACTATTCCAAACCCGTCTTCATTAGCATCTGCTCCTATAGCAAAATCACCATATCCTAAATTAGTTCGCTGACCAATTCTAGGAAATGAAGCACGAGGTTGATTTACAGATCTTACAACTCTTTCAGTAGTTCCATCTTTATCTCTATCTAAGTTACGAGCAAAATCACTTAGTACACCCCCTTCTAAAATAAAGTTTTGAGATAAAGTAGCTCCTTTTAATCTTTGAAATCCCGTAGCACCTGTTAAATCTCCTATCTCTAACCCAACATCTGAAACATAGTCAGTTAAAGAAGTCATTCTTATAACTGCTTGTTTGTTTAAAGTATAATTATAAAATACACCAGGATCAAGAGTAACTTCTTCACCCGATTGAAGTTTAACATTATGAGATTTTAACCTATTTAATTTGTCAATACTAACAAATGAATTAGGATCTTCACTAGAACGAACAGAATCAGCAGGATTTCCTATACTAATAATTTCGTCTCTAATACTTAATTGATCTCTAACATATCTTCTAAATGTATCTTTAAATATACTCATCTTCCAGTAGTATTAAAACTATTAAATGTATTACTATATCCTTGAGGATCATAGGGAATTCTAATTTGGATTCCAGGAGTTATAAAAAATGAATCTTTTTTTATTTTACCAGGATTAGCGGCTGCTATAATCCACCAATATTCTGTGGTTCCATAAAAATCATAACTTAAATTATCTAACCTATCAGAATAGGTACTAATTAAATATACATCATTCCTATCTAAAGGAATAGGAGGTAATATAGCATTGGTAAAATATCTTTTACCAGCTTTATTGAGTTTTTGTTTTAAATCGTTATAACGGCTCATTTTATCTCATAAATGAAAGGCGTTGTGGAGGGAGCGGGGTATTAGTTGTAGGAGCACTAGGTGAAAGAGATAATTCTTCTAATATGCCCGGAGTAAGATTAGAAGAAGGAAGATCTAAATTACCTGGAAGAGTATATTGGGCGTTAAAAGTTGTTTGGGCCTGACCTCCTTCTTCACCTGGTCCTACTATTCTTTGGAAATCAACTCTTTGTATATCAGGAACAGAAGAAGTTTCTTCTGGAGGAGTTTCAGGTACTTTATTAGGGTCACAAGGTAAATTAACAGGTTGAGGGGTAGGAGAATCTGTTAAGGGGATGAAAGCAGATGCCTCGCTTTCAGCAGTATAACAAGTTCTATCTGTTTCTGATCTAAAATCAGCTTCATCCCCAGAAACATTAGCCCATTGTCTGCCAGCATTAACATTAATTGTCGGAAGGATAAATGGTGCACAGGGTTCATTAGAAGGAGTAAAGCTATGAACTGGAGTAAATGCACAATTAACATCTAAAACGTGAGGGTATTCATTCATAAATTCATCAACTCCTCCTTCTTGCCCTTCGGTACGTATTTCCCAAGGATATGAAGTATTCCAAGTTAGATTAATGCTTGAGAAAAATCCAGGTAATTCATTCATCCAATCACCTATAGTTAATCTTGAAAATACTCCTCTCATTCTTCTATTTTTATATTCAGGAGCAGTTTGTGCTACTAAATAATTTAATTTTCTCCAAAGAGGTTTCATTTCCCAACGTGTTTGGGCTGCTATTTTAAAACTAAAATTAATTTGTCTATCAAAACCACTATATGTGTAAAAATTTTCAGCTCGACCATTGTATTTAAATGAATCCCAGTTTCCTGTATAATTGTCATCAATACTTTCTAGAAATGCTCTGAATAAAATTACTTTATCATTTAATGGTCTACTTGTATCAACTACTGCTATTCTAAATTTAATAAAATCTTTAAAGAGTTGGGGTTCGGCAAGATTTTCTCTACGAAAAATATTAGCAGCATTAACTTGATCTATAGTAGCATACAAATAATCTCCATAATTAACTCCATTTTCTTCGTTTATAGTATTTCTATGAATAGGAAGACCAGGTGTTCCTAACCCATATTCTAAATCACGATGTTTAAAACGATCTACCCAAGATAAATTATATCCTTCATTATCATATCTTTTAAGACTTCTATAGTCTGTGTATCCTGTAGTGCCCGTATTAGTTTTGTTTAAAGAATCAAAGGCTAAATTATATACGGGTAAAAAGCGGCAAGGGTGATAAGGATTAGAAACATATTTTTTTATTATAGTTTTTCCCAACCCAAAAGTAGAATGAGGACCCCCTTCATATTCTATTAAGGTATTAGGGTCATTAGAAACTCTAGCTAAGTTAGAACCTATTCTAATTATATTAGCACTATAAAGCTGAAGAAGAACATTATTACTTAAATTAGCTTTTTCTAATGGAGTTTCATCTAAATTTAAACGGGCTCCTTTTTCATATTTGAAATTTCCACTTTGAGGATCATAATTATATCCATTTTCAAATTCAAAATCTACTAAACCATCTCTTCTAAATCTAAGACCTGCAAAAGAAGAAAGAGCAGAAGTAGTTGTAGAAAGACCTGAAAAAACTCGATTTCGGGGAGAAGTTACGTTTTCAGGATTAGTTTTTTGAAGGGCAATATTACTAACTAAAAAACTAAAACCCTGAGGGGTTAAAAACATTTTTCCTAATCTAATAGCATCTACAGATGCTCGTGTAGTAGCTCCTACAATTCCTCCTCTAACAAAATTATCAGTAGTTTCGTTTATAAATCCAAAAAGACCACTAATATCTCTTTCTACAGGTGGTAAATTTCTAACTATTAGGGGTTTACTATTCCCTCGATGATCTGATTGCTCATATTCAAGAGATCTTTGTCTAAAGGGTTTTCCCCCAGGCAAAAATCCTTCCTCAGCTTCTATTAAGAGATTTTTTAAACCCATATATTTTATTTATCAATAAAAGCCGTCAGGGGGACCAAATTGGTTATAAGGTAATAATTGATTACCTAAAGGGTTAATAGTAATAGAAGGATGAGTAGCAAATGGAATTTCACCATTTAAATCTAATAAAGCTGCTATTGCTAAACCATTAGCATTAGGATAAGCTCCACCATAATTATATGCATAATCAGGTCCTACTAAACTTCTACCTGCTTGGTTTTCAAGGGGACCTGCGTGAAGCTGAGATCCAGCAGGAATACTAAAAGGATATAATCCTTTAGTTACGTCAGGGCCTATAATATTCCAGGGGGGCCCTGATTGGTTAGCCATATCCCCAACAGGACCACTTCCAGCTACGCCAGGTGATCCTACTAAATCATAAATTGATTCTAAGTTTACAAGTGCCATTATGTTGTTATTTTGTTATAAATATTAAACAAAAGTAGGAGTTGCTTGTCTCATTTGAGTATCTGCAAGTTGATTATAAGCTGCAGATTTAAAATTAGAGAAAGTATTATGTATAACAACTGGTTGTGGTGAAGAATTACCTTTATTAATATTAGGAGATACTGCCAAATTATCACCCTTAGCAGTTACCGCCATTGCTCCATATCTGTCAGTGATAGTGAAGGGACCTTTAGAAGAAGGGGCAATACCATCTGCTACTTTTTGTTTAGCACTACTTATACTAGCCATCATAACACCTACGGCGGCAGCAGCTAGTAATACCCCTACACCAGGTATCAATCCTAAAGTACTAAATAAACTTGCTACAGCAGTTACAATACTATTTAATGCTAAAACAGCTGATACACTTACTAAAGTAGCTATAATGGCTTTTAACATAGTACCATTAGATACTAAAGAAGCAAATCCTTCAATTATAGGAGTAAAGGCAACAGCTAATTCACCCATTAAAACATTAAATTTTTCCATAGCTAATGCTATTTTATCTTGGGCACTTACTTGTTCTAACCTATCAGCTAATTCATCTTTACCTAAAGCACGAAGCTGTTTAGCATTCATATTTTGGGTTTCCTGCTTAAATAGAATATCTGATAATTGGTCAGAAGTCATCCCAAAAGCCGCTGCTAATTCTTTTTGTTGAAGGACATTTAATGCTGAAAATTCACTAAAACTTCCTGCTTGTGATTCTAATTCACGAGCTAAGCTTTCTTGATCACCTGCAAGGGCTAATGCTCTAGCTCTTTCAAGATTAAGTTGTTTTCCTGTGATTAATTCTGCTTTTAATTCATTCTCAATACTACTTTCAAAATCTAAAAGAGATTCACCAGCATTAACAATATCATCTAATTCAGCACCAAATAATTTAGCTTGAGTAACAGCACGTGCTATAGCTTCAGGATTAGCTCCCAAATTAGCTCTAACTCGACCTGTAACTTTACCTGTGGCTTCTAAAACTTCTCTTTGATTAAGCTGAACACCATAAGCTCTTTGTAAAGAATAAGAAGCAGCTAAAGTATTTTCTTCTATCTCTCTAAATGATTTACCAGATAATTGAGCTTGGAATGCTAAACTACCAGCAGCCTCACTAGATAATCCTACTATTTCTGTTAATTTAGAGAAGGTAGTTAATATTTCACCACTAAAAACAAAAGCCGTTCCTAATTGTTCATTTAAAGCTGCGTTGGCTTTCCCTAACCTTACAGAATTAATAGTAATATCATTAACATTGTCTGAAATGGCCTTAAATTCTCTTTTTAAATCAATGGCTTCTTCTTTAGATAAATTTAAATTTTTACCAAACTCAGTAATTTCTTTGTTAACCTCAAACATAGATTTAACAAAAACTGCTAGAAATGCACCTGCTAAAACATTACCTACACCTAATAAAACTCCCATTAATCCTTTTCCCTCCATTTGAGCTTTAGCAATAGCTTCCCCTACTTGGTTAAAAAGATCTCCTATAGGAGATAACCCAGGAATTAAATTTATTGTATCACCTAAAGTTTTATAAAATTCTTTAGTTTTATCATTAGCTGCTGTGCGAGCTTCTAAGGATGCTTGGGTTAATTCTAAATACTTACGTTCAGCCTCAGTAACCTTACCAACTAAATCAATTTGTTCTAATAAAGATTGTTGTCTTGCTTTGGCTGCTTCTTTTTCTTCTTCAGTACCTTCTATTCTAATTTTATTTAATTCTTTTTGTAAAAGAGCAGCTTGACTTGTAAATTTATTTAATCTATCTTGTGATTTAGCTATCTGGTTATTGATTTCTCTATTTGATATACTATTTTTTTTAATTCTTTCAATCATTAATGAGAATTTCTCAGAAGCCTTAACAGAGTCATTAATAGATTCAGCAAAATCATTAGTAAAACTAGCACCTGCATTCTTTAACTGAGCAGCTTTTATTATTAAGTCTTCAAAAACTTTTACAAGACTTTCTCCGTTTTCACCAGCTCCTTGAAATGCATCATTTAATCCTTTTAATTCATCTCTTAATGCCATAATATAAAAATAGTAGTATGGTTATAAATATATAAGAATTAAATTTTATTTAATAAATGGTTGTTTGGATTGATTCATAAGTTTATCATATTCTTCATTATGTTTTTTATTATATTCATTTATTTTCTTAATATGGAATCTTCTTAAATGAATAGGCATATTATAAACTTCAGAATAAATAAATCCCCCCTGTCCGTGATAGACTAAATCGTGAATTTCGTTATATATGTGAATTTTATCTGTCGAAGTCAGGCCAAAGAAACGTAATGCCTATTGGCACGCGGACCCCTCTCTGTATTTCTCCGTAAGAATCTTCAAGATCAAAAACTAAATTTACATCTGGTTGAATTTCTTTTAAATATTCACGGAATGCTCTAGCATCTCGAGCAAGTAATTTAGTATCAATAAACTCTCTAATGGTTTTTTTATCTGTATCACCATCTACAGATTGTATTACATATTTTAAACGAGTAGTTAATTCTGGTGAGTTTTCTTTGTTAACTTTTTTTAACCCATTAATTTCAGCTTCAATTTTCTTTTCGTCCCCGTGGGTTAAAAGTTTAAAAACTATCTCTTTTTTTAAAACTGGAAGAGTAAAACTAAATTCGTTTTTATATTTTTCTAAAAGATATTTTTCGTCTAATTCTTTATCTTTAATTTCAGTTAAATCAATGGTATGATATTCATCTTCTTCGCGTGAATTAGGGTATTTAAATGTATATTCTTTACCATAACCCAATACACGAGCTGCTATTAAAATAGCATTTTTATCGCCCATAATTAAATCATCATAATTAATTGGCGATACTATTAATGATTTAAGTAATTTGTCTACTACTATGCCTTTTTTAATGTAACTTTCGTTAGTTAAAATGTCTTCTTCTTTAGCAGTCATATATTTCATTTCAACAATGCCCTTAGATAAGGGATTATCAAGAGGATATACAAGACCTTTCGAAGGCAGGGTTACTTCTTCAGTAGGGTATATTGTTTGATTTTCCATAACTTATATTGTTTTTATATACATATGTAAAAGAGAAGGGGGATTGACAAGCAATCCCCCTTTTTAGTATAAAAATGTAGAAAAAATCAGTAATTAAGTATACAATAATCGACACGCATAGTAAGGGTTATTTCCATAGGAGTGGATGAACTCCAATCACCACTACCAAAGTCAGCACTAGTAATAAAGGCACCTTTGCAAATCCATTCTTCAACAACATCACCCACAGGGCCTAAGACATTAAATCTAACATCTTTTTTGTAGAAATCTGAATAACCATCTCTACCTGTTACAGATTCGTGTGATAAACGAATCCATTCCATTACGGCTTGAGCACCAGATGGGGTAACAGGATCATATAAGGTAGCATTTATGTTTTGCCAATCTGCTTTACCTTTGATTTTTCTCTTAACATTAATATGTTCTAAGGTTACATCATCAAATTGAACTTTGGGTCTATCTGCGTTTTTTACAAGATAAGCAGGAAGACCATCTATATAAAATATAAATCTGTTCTGTAATTTGGGCTCGTAAGCCGTATAGAACATCTCTGCTGAGCTAAGTATTGCCATTGTACGTTATTGTTATTTTATAATAAATATAATACAGGTTAAAAATTATTCACCAAATGTAGCTCCTGTGGGTTGAATAGTATAATCTAAGATTATATATTCAGCTGTTTTGGTGGGTTGTAATAATATCTGACCTACTAACTGATTTCTATCGATAGCATCAGAAGTATTATTAGTTTCATCCATTACTACTTTAAAGGCATATAATCCTTGTCTTTGTTGAACTGATTCAAGGAAAGGATTAACAGCATTTAAGAATTTATTTCTTGTTACTATAGTATTTTGTTCAAACACTAAGTTACGAGCAGTATCGCCAATAAAATTCTTAAGAGAAATTAATAATCTTCTAACATTAATTCTATCAAGGGCACTAGCTCTAGTTTGGAGAGTTTTCTGACCAAATGCTACAACACCATTTCTTGGGAAAGTAGCTATAGGGTTAACTTTGTTTAAGTATAAGGTATCACGTAAATTTTGTGGTAACTTAATTTCGGCTCTACTAACTAATAATCCTCCTCTGTTTAAACCAGCAGGTGCAAACCAAGGAGCAGCTATTCTATCGTTAAGTGCATAAACACCTTGCATAACAGCTGATGTTGGAACCCAAACGTTTTTACTTAATTCAGTAGAGGCAACTTGAACCCAAGGCCAATAAGCTCCAGCAAAACTAGTATTTAATTCACTAGCTTCATCAGTAACTTCAGTGATTGTAGAATTATATTTTACAAGATCAGCTATATAGAAGCAATCTCCTCTTTCTTCACACAATTCAATTACTGAATTAACTACAGAAGCATAATCTTGATTATACATACCAGGTACAGCAATAGTACTAAATCTGTATTCGTCTTTGTTCTTAAGGAGATTAACAGCTATAGTATAATCATCACTAGTTAAACCTTGTGAGTTACCTACGTTAGCTGCGCTAATATTTTCAAAATACTTACCAGCTTCACCTGTTGGGATAATGTCACCTATTCCACTATGGAAAGCACCACTTGCTGGAACTGGTAAACTAGCGCTATAAGATAATAATCCTTCAGATCCTACTGAACCATCATTGTTTAAATAGAAAGGAGTAATTTTGTTTACTGAAGAAACATAAACATACTTAGAACGATTAGGATATTCACCATTTACACGAACTAATCTTTGTCCATCGTAATTTTCAATAGAAACATATTGGTTTCCTATTCTTCTTTCAATATAATTTTCACTATTAGGATCAAGACTTAAATTTAAATAAGTTTCAAGAACTATAGGAGTTAAATTATTATCGTCTCCTCTTCTTATTTCTAAATTGAAAGTTCCTGCTTTATTATTAATTCCTGAAACTTCCCATCTTAAATTATCAGAAGATCCTGATTTTAAAGAGCCATCACTAAATTCTAATATGTTAAGAGGGCTAGCATCAGGGGTGTTATTTAATTTATTACCTTTACCTATAGTTTTTAAAGTAAACGAAATATTAGAGTCAGCATTTAATGCTGTAGTGGTAGCAGCTCCTCCAGCAAATGTTGATAAGACACTTAATCCTCCTACTCCTACTACTGAAGATAACATATTATTAGTAGTAGTAGCAACAGATCCTGTTTGAATAGTATATCCATTAAACGAAGCACCTACGGCAGAAGAACTTAAAGCCAAAACATTGCTATTAAGAGTAGCAGTTAAACCTATTAATGAAGAAGAAACATTTATAGTAGAAACTGCATTACTTAAATTAGTATATTGAATAAAATGAGTATCTCCTAATCCTCCCCCATATGAGTTGAGTGAACTACTATAAGCTATAAGGA